CCCGGTCCGTGAGTGTCCGATTGACCCTCATGGCGCCACGGGCCTGAGCCATGACCTTGATGACCAAGGTTTCAATCCGGTCACGATCACGCAGAACTACACCAACATGTCGGATCCGATGAAAGAGCTCGAGGCCGCGATAGAGGCGGGCCGGTTCCATCACGACGGCAACCCGATCATGACCTGGTGCGTCGGCAACGTGATCGGCAAGAACCTGCCGGGCAACGACGATGTCGTGCGGCCTATCAAGCAGGGCGATGACAACAAGATCGACGGCGCCGTTGCGCTGATCATGGCCATAGGTCGGGTGCTGGCCAATGCGGGCGAGCCTGATACGAGTGGCTTCTACGAAAATCCAATTATGGTAGGCATTTAATGGCGCGCGAAAAGAAGCCTGGACGGGTCAGGTCGGCCCTGCAAAGCTGGCTCGGCGTGCCCGTAGGCCTGAATGATAAGGCGTTCTGGCAAGAATGGTTCGGGACCTCCGCGAGCGGCCAGGTTGTAACGGTCGACAAGGCGCTGCAGCTATCGGCTGTGTGGTCGTGCGTTCGGTTGCTGTCGGAGACAGTTTCCACTCTGCCTCTACGTTTGTATGAACGTGGCGCTGACGGCGGTCGTATCGCCGCCACGAACCACCCGCTCTACGACATCCTCACGAAACGTCCGAACGCAGAAATGACGCCGGGTCGCTTCATGCTTATGGTGGTGGCCAGCATCTGCTTGCGCGGGAACGCCTTCGTCGAGAAGAAGCGCATCGGTGCGCGGATCGTTGCGCTGAACCCTTTGCTGCCGCAGCTCATGACGGTAAAACGCCTTGATACGGGGCGCCTCCAGTACACCTATACGCTCGACGGAAAGCCCAGGGTAATCCCAGAGGGTGATCTCATGCATATCCGCGGCTTCGGCCTGGATGGGGTCTGCGGGATGCTCCCAGTCTCCACCGGGAAGGAAATCATGGGCGCTGCAATTTCTGCTGAAGAGGCGGCGGCAAAGGTATTTGCCCAAGGCATGCAGGCATCGGGGATATTGAGCAGCGACACCGCTCTCAAGCCCGAGCAGCGCGAGCAGCTTCGATCCAGCCTGCAGGCCTTCATGGGTTCTAAGAACGCCGGCAAGATCATGGTGGCCGAGGCGGGTCTGAAGTACCAGGGCATCACCATGAACCCTGAGGCGGCTCAGATGCTTGAGTCCCGCGCCTATGGCATTGAGGAGGTTTGTCGGTGGTTCCGGGTGCCCCCGTTCATGGTCGGGCATATGGACAAGCAGAGCAGCTGGGCATCCAGCGTTGAGGGCCAGAACCTGCAGTTCCTCACCAACTGCCTACGGCCCCTGCTGGAAAACATTGAGCAGGAAATCGGCCGATGCCTGCTGGACCGTGATGATCGCTATTTCGCCGAGTTCGCCGTCGAAGGCCTGCTCCGCGCTGACAGCCAAGGCCGGGCCAGCTATTACAACATCTGCTTGCAGAATGGGTGGATGAGCCGCAACGAGGTACGTCGGCTGGAGAACCTCCCGCCGATTCCCGGCGGCGACGTGTACACGGTGCAATCGAACCTGCTGCCAATCGAGCAGCTTGGACAGGGGGCGGATAGCGGCGAAAGGGTCAGGGCTGCACTGTCCGACTGGCTAAACCCAACTGAAAAAGGCCGTTCCACCGGCAGCTCTGGAGAATAACCCATGACCATTCGTAGCCTTCCGGCAGCGCCGGTGGGTCGCCCGTGCGCGGGTGTTTCCTTTGATTTGATGCCACAGGCAATGGAGCGTTGGAACTCGACCATCCAGGCTGCTGATGGCGATGCCAAGAACACCATTTCCATGCTCGATGCGATCGGCTTCGATCCCTGGTCCGGTGAAGGCGTTACCGCCAAGCGGATCTCGGCCGCGCTGCGCAGCATGGACGGCGCTGACGTTACGGTGAACATGAACTCCCCAGGCGGGGACATGTTCGAGGGCCTGGCGATCTACAACATTCTCCGGGAGTACAAGGGCCACGTGACCGTTAAGGTGCTGGGCCTAGCCGCATCTGCGGCCTCAATCATCGCTATGGCCGCCGACGACCTACAGGTCGCACGTTCTGGCTTCCTGATGATCCACAACGGCTGGACCATCGCCGCCGGAAACCGCCACCAGTTCCGTGAAGTGGCCGACATGATGGAGCCGTTCGACGCGGCCATGGGCGATATTTACTCAGCCCGCACCGGCGGCGATCTCAAGGCTATGCAGGCCCTGATGGATGCCGAGACTTGGATCGGTGGATCTGCGGCGGTGGACCAGGGATTTGCCGATTCGCTGCTCGATTCCGATTCGATCAAGGAGGGTGGGAAGACTCAGGCAAGCCTGGTAGCCGCCCGAAAACTTGATCTGCTGCTTGCCAAGCAGGGCATGCCCCGCAGTGAGCGCCGATCCCTAATTCAAGAAATCAAGTCCGGCACGCCTTGCGCTGCTGGGCCCGGTACGCAAGACGCTGCCGACCCGCTGGCCAATTTGGCCGAACCAATAGCCGATCTGGAACGGGCCCTCGCTCGATTCTCGGCAGCCTCTACCAAATAAAGGAACATCGTCATGTCCGAACAAGCACAACTGCTTGCGAAAATGAGCGCCGAGTTGGAAAAAGCTTCGAGCGATTTCAGCGCTAAGGCCGAGTCAGCACTGGGCGAAGCCAAGAAGGCCGGCGTACTGTCCGCCGAAACCAAGGCCGCCGTCGATGAGATGGCACTGAAATTCAACACCCTGACCGAAGCCGAGAAGCAGCTGAAGGCCCAACTCGGTGAGCTGGAGCAAGAATTCGCCCGGATTCCTACTCAGGCCGCCGCCGCTCTGAGCGAAACCCTTGGCGGCACCGTGATCAAAAGCGAAGCTCTGGCCGAGTTCGCAAAAAGCATTCAAGGAAACCGCCGCGTCAGCGTTCCGGTCAACGCCGCGTTGCTCAGCACCGGTGTTGCCCAGGGCGTAGTGGAGCCACAGCGCCTGCCAGGTATCGATGTGATGCCGAAGCAGCGACTGTTCATCCGTGATCTGATCGCGCCGGGCCGCACCACGTCCCCTGCGATCTTCTGGGTTCAACAGACCGGCTTTACTAACGCTGCCCGCGTTGTGGCTGAAAACACTGCCAAACCGTACAGCGATATCCAGTTCGGAACCAAGATCACGCCGGTCACCACGATCGCGCACATGTTCAAGGCCTCGAAGCAGATCCTGGACGACTTCGCCCAACTGCAATCGACCATCGACGCAGAAATGCGCTACGGCCTGAAATACGCCGAAGAGTCGGAGATCTTGTTCGGTGACGGCACTGGTGTGCACCTGCACGGCATCGTGCCGCAAGCTGAAGCTTATTCGGCAGCGTTCGAGCCTGACGCGATGACCCAAATCGACCAGCTGCGCCTGGCCATGTTGCAGTCGCAGCTGGCCCGCTTGCCGGCCAGCGGTCACGTGCTCCACTTCACCGACTGGGCGAAGATCGAACTCACCAAGGACACCCTGGGCCGCTACATCATCGGTAATCCGCTGAGCCTCGCCGGACCCACTCTGTGGGGCTTGCCAGTTGTCGCTACCGAACTGGCAGCGTTCCTGGGCAAGTTCCTGACCGGTGCCTTCCAAACTGGCGCACAGATCTTCGATCGCGAGGACGCCAACGTGGTGATCTCCACCGAGAACGCCGACGACTTCGAGAAGAACATGATCTCGATCCGTTGCGAGGAGCGTCTGGCGCTGGCTGTTAAGCGTCCGGAAGCGTTCATCTACGGCACCTTCGCCACTCCAACCCCTTGATATAGCGGGGCCGTCCAAGCGGCGGCCCTTCGGAGGTCGAAATGAAATTGAAGACCCTCAAGCCGTTGTATCTCGGCGGCAGAACTTTGGTTGAAGGCACCTCGTTTTTAACCAGTGAGCAGCACGGCCGGCAGCTGCTGCAGAAAGGCTATGCCGAGCCAGACGACGGCAAGGATGAGGCCTTGGTTGACCTGACTGACACTGAATCCGAACCCGCCCCGATGACTTCCACCAGCGTGGGCGCAACTCAAAAGCCTGGACCCAAGGCAAAGACCACCGACAAGAAAAAGGCTGATTGAGCATGAGCGTGATCGACATCGAACTGGCCATGAAGCACCTGCTCGCGGAACCTGAGGACCAGGACTTGGTGCAGTCGCAATTGGACGGCGCCGAGGAGGCTGCTCAGCAGTTCCTGCAGCGCCGGTTCTTTGCCGATCAGGCCGCTGTGGATCTCGCAAAGTCCACCACTCTTCAGCGTACCCAGGCGGCGCGCGCCACTTACCGCGCGGCGCTGGTAGTAGCCGACGACCCTGAAAACTTCGAAGACCGCTGCCGGCTGCGCGAGCGTGCGCGCCAGGCGCTGGCGGATGCCTTCGAGGCTATCGACATGGACGAATTCGGGATAGTGATCAACAAGGGTATCGAGGCGGCATGCCTGCTCAAGCTTGGGCACCTGTTCGCGAACCGCGAAGAGGTTGTGGTTGGCGGTAATGCTGTCGAGCTTCCCTTGGCGAGCAAGTCGCTGCTGATGCCATATCGCATCCAGATGGGTGTGTGATGAGGGCGGGAAAGTTGCGACACCGGATCGATTTCCAGCGCCCGAACTTCAATCAGGACCCGGTGACGGGCGAAATGATAAAGACCTGGGTCGAAGTTTGGGGAAAGGTGCCAGCAAGCGTTGAGCCGCTTTCAGCTCGCGAGTTTATCGCAGCCGCGGCTGCCCAGAACGAGGTGACAGCCCGGATTGGAATACGGAAGCGCGCTGGAGTCGACCCCACGATGCGCATCATTCATCGGGGCAAGATCTACAACATCGAGGGCGTTCTTCCTGACCCGAAAAGCGGCCTCGACTATCTGACGCTGCCATGCAGCGAAGGGGTGGATGATGGCTGACGGCGTTGAGTTCGATATCAAAGGGCTTGATTCGCTTCTGGGAAAACTCGCTGCCGTCACATACGACCTCAAGCGGAAAGGTGGTCGCTCTGCACTTCGCCGCGCCGCCCAATTGGTTGCTGATAAGGCCAAGGAAGGCGCTGAGAAACTGGACGACTCTTCAACCGGCAGGTCCATCGCCAAAAACATCGCTCTCCGCTGGAACGGCCGGCTTTTCAAGCAGACCGGGAACCTCGGCTTTCGCGTCGGGGTAATGAAGGGTGCGGTGCTGGCCAAGCGCGGTGAGCGTCCGGATCTTTCCGCAGCCGGCCCTACGCCCCATTGGCGGCTACTGGAATTCGGAACGGAAAAGATGCAGGCCTCGCCTTTCATGCGAAGCGCGCTAGCTGACAACATCAACGCTGCTACTGAAACCTTCGTCAGCGAATACGAAAAAGCAATTGACCGCGCATTGAAGCGCGCCACCACCAAGGCCGCCAAATGAAGTACCCCCCGATTTTTCAAGTTGCCGCCTCGGACCCTGGCGTTACGGATCTGCTGGGAACGAACCCCACGCGCCTTTACCTTTTCGGCCTCGCGCCTGAAAAGCCAGCCGGCACCTATTGTGTCTGGCAGGTCGTTAATGGTGCCCCGGAGAGCTTTCTGGCGGCCCGACCAGATGTTGAGGCCTACGGTCTTCAGCTTGATGTTTATGCTTCTACGGCAGCGGCAGCACGCGCCGCTGGGCATGCCATTGAATATGCCATCGAGTTGAGCGCCACGATCACTAGTTACAACGGTGAAACCAAGGACGCGGAGACAGGCCTGTATCGATACAGCTTCGACGTGGACTGGATCGTCCGCCGATAACCAAGCCCCAAACCCAGGCCCGCCATGAGCGGGCTTTTTTTCGTCCGCAGGAGACACCTATGTCCATTCTCACCCAGGGCACGCAGGTCTTTGCCCTCGTTCCACCGTTGTCCGGCACCGGCCCCTTTACCGTCATGGAGGTGGAGTGTGCCACCAGTTTTGACCCGGGAGGCGCGCCGGCTGACCAGATTGAAGATACTTGCCTGAGCGCCAAGGAGCGCAGCTACAAGAAAGGTTTGCGCACTCCTGGCCAGGCTTCCCTGGGTTTGAACGCAGATCCCAACAACGCAAGCCATATTCGCCTGCATCAGCTGTCCGAAGCCGACGGCGATACCAGCGTCAAGTGGGCGGTAGGCTGGTCAGACGGCACCGCTATCCCGACCTTGTCTGCCGGCGGTGCTGTCGAAGGGGTGACCATCGGGAGCGGCGGGACCGGCTACACCACCGCCCCTACGGTCGCTTTCACTGGCGGTGGTGGTACCGGCGCTGCAGGTACGGCCACCGTTTCCGGCGGCGTGGTAACCGGTGTGACGATCACCAGCCCAGGCACCGGTTACACCTCCGCTCCGACTGTTGCCTTCACGGGCGGCGCTGGCACTGGCGCGAGCGCTACCGCAACCGTATCGGCCGAAGAAGATTTCAGCCTTCCTGAGTCGCGCACCTGGTTCGTGTTCGAGGGCTATGTTTCCGACTTCCCGTTCTCGTTCGCGGCAAACACTGTCGTGACCACCACCGCAACCATTCAGCGTTCGGGCGGCTCCGCCTGGATCAAGAAAACTACCTAAGGGCGAAACATGAACCTGACTCAACTGAAAGCTGCCGGCGGTATTGTCGGCGGCGCAATGGTCAAAAAGTCGGTGGTGTGGAAGCACGAGGATGCCAAAGGCAAGCCGGTGACCGACAAATTCTCGATTTTCGTAATGCCGCAGTCCTTCGGCATGATCGAGAAGTTGTTCTCCGCGACCGAGCCCGAGGACAGCCGCAACGCCAAGTACATTGCGACGTGCGTGACACTCGGTGAAAACGGCGAAGAGCCAATCTCCTACGAAGACGCTTTCCGCCTGGCCCCCGGCCTTGGCTGGGCCATCCTTGCCGCTGTGCACGAAGTGAACAACACCGGGGCAGATCGCGCAAAAAACTGACGGCCGCCGATGAGTTCTGGCACGAACTGGTGCTGAACGGAGTCGGCGGTAGAACAGTCGCGGAAGCCAAGGCCAGCATGAGTTATCCCGAGGCAATGGCCTGGGCCGCTTACCGAAACAAACATGGGTCGTTCAACCTGGCGTCCCGCGCCGAGCAGATGGGCGCAATCGTTGCGCTGCAAGTCAATCGGATGGGCGGCGGGAAATCTGAGCTGATCGACTTCATGCCCCACCAAGAAAAAGCAGGTGTCTCGCTCGAAACGGCAATGGCCGAATGGGTGTGACCTGCGCTTCCACAGGAAATAGCCCATGGCTACTCGTTCGCTCGGCACGCTGACGCTGGACTTGATTGCGCGTATCGGCGGATTCGAGCAGGGCATGGATAAGGCCGGCCGCCTGACCGAAAAGCGCATGAAGGAAATGGAGGCCCGTGCAGAGGCCGCCGGCAAGAAGATCGGCGGTGCCCTGGCCACCGTCGTCACTGCGACCCTGGGTGTCGGCACTGCATCACTGGTGATGCTGAAGAATACGGCGGCGGCGACCACCGAGACCGACCGGTGGGCCAAGTCCCTTGGCATCGGCACCACCGTCCTGCAGCAATGGCAGTACGCGGCAGAGCGCGCCGGGCTTAGTGGCGACAAGATGGCCGATATTTTCAAGGATATCGGGGACAAGATCGGCGATGCGGTTATCACTGGTGGCGGCGAGGCCATTGACGGCCTTAAGAAGCTAGGGCTATCTGCCGAAGAACTGGCACGGATGTCGCCCGACAAGCAGCTGCTCGCGATCGCCGATGGTCTTGGCAAAGTCGCAACACAGTCCGAGAAGATCAACATTCTCGAAAGCCTCGGAAACGATCTTTCGAGAATGCTGCCTTTGCTGGACAAGGGCGGGGAGGGGTTGCGCAAGTATCTGGCTCAGGCGAAGGAATTCGGGATCGCCATGGATCCTGCCCAGATCGCCAGCTTGGTTCGCGCTAACGAGATCGTCCAGGATCTTCAGGCCCAGGTAGAAGGTCTGCGCAACGAGTTTGTGTCCGGCTTGGCAAATGTCGACATGAGCCCGTTGCAAAACTCGTTGGATGGCTTGCGTGCGATTGTAAAAGACCCAGCCTTCCAGCAAGGCATGGCCGATCTCGCCGCACTCGTCGTGAAATTGACCGGAGCCGCGGCGAGCGGACTGGCGCAGTTGCCAAATGACCTGCGTGCGATGGCGAATGACCTGAAGCAGGTCACGTCTTTCTTCTCTACAGACCGCAAAACCCGTCATCTCGCCGGCGTTTCTGATGAGGAGGCGACCAACCGTTCGCTTGACGCTTATAACAAGTCTCAGGGGGCGCTGAACAAATTCGCAACCAACCCGACCCTGTTCGTCGGCGACTTGTTCGGCCAGGATCTCGGCGCTGCCAAAAAAGCCTCTGATGAACGTCTGGCGAGTTACAAGGCATATACAGAGCTGCGCGGGTGGGGTGACCAAAAACTGGTCGAGGGAAACAAACAGGTCGAACAGCAAGAGCAAAAAGTCTCTGAGTCCTTCAAAGGAACTACCGCAGCATCGACGAAGCTGCTCGATTCATACGATCGCCTGAACAAGCTGCAGGAGGATCGTGCGGCGCTGGTATCGGCCATGGCCAAGGATCCGGATAACGCCGCGCGCTACAGACGAGCAATTGAAGCGATCGACAAGCAGGTTGCCCAGCTCAATGGCACCACCAAATCCGCCACGGAGGCCCAGAGCAAACTCAAGGCTCAGCTCAAAGAGGCCGCTACAGCGTTCGATCAGCTCCGCCAGACCTATGACCCGGTAAACGCTGCAGCGCACGAATTCAGCAAGCAGACCGGCCAGATCGCTCTCCTGGAGAAGAACGGAAAAATTTCCAAAGAGCAGTACGGCAAGGCAACAGCCTGGCTGGCTAGCCAGTTCAACGAGGCCGTTAACGCCGCGACTGGGCTTTCACAGGCAATGCAGTTCCAGGCTGACCTTGAGCGGCAGTTGAACAACCAGCGCGAGCAGTATGCAGCCCAGGCCGCTGCTGTCGGCATGGGCAGCAAGGAGTCCAATCGCTACCTTGAGCGCCTCGAGCTCGAGCGTCAGACCAACGACAAAATACTGTCCCTTCGGACGGAGCTTGCAACAGCTACGACGGATACCCAGCGTAAAGCTCTTCAGGACCAGATCGACCTCACGAACGCTTACCTGCCCAAACAGGTCGCCGCGATGCAGGAGGGCTGGGCACAGATGGATTCGGCCCAGAGTGATTGGTCGAACGGCGCCAAGAGTGCTTGGCAGGATTACCTAGATAGCGCCAGTGATGTCGCCGGTCAGACAAAGAGCCTGTTCAGCAACGCCTTCAGCTCCATGGAAGACGCCATCGCTAACTTTGCCACCACAGGCAAGTTCTCGTTCGCTGACTTCACGAAGTCGATTCTCGCGGACATGGCGCGCATTGCAACGCGGCAGGCCAGTTCGGCGCTGTTGAGCAGTCTTGTAGGGGCAGGCGTCAGCTACTTTGGCGGCAGTGCTGCGGCTGGTAACGGCCTGGCAGCAGGTTCAGCAGGCGCTGCTTCTTCGAGCCTCGGGGCTTCCTCTGCCGGTTACTCAAGTACCTACTTCCCTCAGGCTTTGGGCGGCGCGTGGTCTGGCGGCGTACAGATGTTCGCCGATGGCGGTGCCTTCACAAACTCTATCGTCAGCAAGCCAACCGCGTTCGGTATGGCTGGCGGCATGGGACTTATGGGCGAATCAGGGCCAGAGGCGATCATGCCCCTGACCAGAACAGCAAGCGGTGCGCTTGGCGTCAGGGCTGTCGGAGGTGGCGCTCAGTCGGCTGGCGGTACACAAATCAATATCAACGTTAATGTCGCCAGCGATGGCACCACAAGCGCCACGACTGACGATCCGGCTTATCAGCAGTTCGGTAAGGATCTCGGGGATTTTGTGGATCAACGATATAGCCAGCTGATTCGAAAAGATCTTGCCCAGGGCGGGACAATCAGAAGGGCTATAAAAGGGTGATAAATCATGGCGCTTGAGACGTTCACCTGGTGCCCCAGAACTGACCCACAGGGGCAAACCAAATTCCGGGTCCGGTCCAAGGACTTCGGCGACGGTTACTCGCAGTCGGTGAGCGATGGGATCAACAATAAATCGCAGTCGTGGCCGCTTGTATTCCTGGGTGGCGAAGCGCGGACAAAGGAGATCATGCGTTTTATCGACTCCCATCAAGGGGCTCGAGGTTTTCTCTGGACGCCGCCGCTTGGCGATCTCGGCTTGTACAAATGCGCTGGCTATCAGTTGACCCCTCACGGCGCGGAAAACTACACGCTGACCGCCACCTTCGAACAAACCTTTCAACCATAAGGGCACAGCATGGCATTGATCACGGACATCCAGAAGCTTGAGCCCGGTGGCGAGATTCGCCTGTTCGAAATTGATGGGACGGAATACGGTGCCGATTACCTGCGGTTTCACGGCCACGCAATCCCGCACACACCCGAGGAACTGCTGTCTTATGCTGGGTCGGAGCAGGATCTGCCAGCCAAGTCGATTTGGTGGCAGGGCCAGGAGTACGCGGCCTGGCCGGTGCAGATCGAGGGCATCGGCTCCAATAGCGACGGCACAGCCTCTCGGCCAACCTTCGCCGCCGGCAACGTCAACGGGCGCGTCACGGCGCTGTGCCTGGCCTTCGAGGACATGCTCAAGTTCAAGCTGACAGTCCGCGAGACGCTGGCCCAGTACCTGGATGCGGCGAACTACCCAGAAGGCAACCCAGCTGCCGACCCGACTCAGGAAGCGCTGGAGATCTGGTACATCGACCAGAAAA